CAACGTCGTCGCCGTTACTAACGCGCTTGCGTTGCTGATAGCTGAGTCCAAAGAGATGACCCCGGAATCGAAAGCAATATCCGCCTCGTCGTCGTCTCCCGCTCCGCCCGCGGTCTCCCTACGGACACGCATGGCGGCTCCGGTATATGAAGAGATACCGACCGCACTATCTAAGAGACGCACCGAGTAGGCCGCCGCAGGTGAAGGGACAGCCGGAGCAATCGAGAACACCAAGCCGTTGACCTTGGCGATATTGGCCGCAAGGACTGCGTCGAGCTTCTCGATATTCGCAATCGGGACGCCGTTTATCTTACTGATATCAGCCAACTTCGATATAGTCTTGAGAGGGTGAGAAGAAGACCTTGTTGTCGGCCAAACAATCCCCCGCCACACGAACGAAGTCGCCCGTCGCGCTGGGTTGCGTAGAGGTCAGATATCCCGACGTCACCGTATCGACATACAGGATATCTCCCGCCGTGCCGGGATCGTGCGAGAGGTACGCCACCCCGTGAGTTAGGAGGCCGTCCGTAGCCGCCGTGCCAAGGGCTACCCCCATGAGCCCCTTGGTCGTGGCTTCCGCGTCGGCGTCTACCTGCACCCAGTCCGTCCCGTTCCAGACGTACACGTCGCCGGCACTCATGAGTGTCGTCGTGCCGAAGGTCAAGACGTTGCCCTCTACCTCTCCGTCCGCAGAAACAGCCGCCGATTGTATGGTGTACTGAACTTCCGTCCCTTGCCCCGCCCCGAGGGTGACCTGGCCGGAGGCGTTGGTGATGCGCAGGAAGCCGTCCGCGGCGGCGGTGAGGGTGGTGTTCACATACGTTCCGCTGGTCTCCGCGATGAGCAACTCGCCATTGCCGGGGGTGCCCGTGATGGTTACGTCCGTCAGCCCGTCGAGGTCGGTCGCCCCTCCGCCCGTAGAGGCGATGGTGACGCTTCCGTCGGCTTCGGTGATGGTTACGTTCGTCCCTGCCGTTAGGGTGGCGTTTACGAACTGCCCCGTCGTGGCGTTATTGATGAGTACCTCCCCGGCCCCAGGGGTGCCGGTGATAGTGACGTCGGAGAGGCCGTCGAGGTCCGTGGCTCCGCCCGCTCCCGTGGCCGCGATGGTCACCGTGGTAGCGTCTTCCGTTATCGTTACGTTCGTCCCCGCCGTGAGGGTCTTATCCTGTGGCACCCCCGAAGAGTCGCCGATCCAGATATTCCCGTCGGGGAGATTGGGGAGGTCGTTGGTCCTTCCCGCTCCGATGACCAGCAGCTCGCCCGAAGCGGCGGCCTTGGTGACCTTTCCAATCTTCTGAATGAGCGCCGTGCCCGTGGGCTTGGTCGCGGTCAAGGCTCCGGCCGTCCCTACGTAGAGCTCATCGCCCACAGAGAACGCCGACATATCGACCCCGGAAATCTCTCCGGAGATAACGATGGTCCCGGTGGCTCCGTTGGCGATATCGTCCTTGGCGATTCCGAAGGCCGGCATCGTCGAGGCTGACGTATTGTCGGCATCGGCCACCTGGGTCTCTGTGGTGTGCCCGGAGACATAGACCGCCGAGCCCTTCGTAATCGTCGAGCCCGTGTTATTGATTGCCGTGAATTGAAGTTCGGTAGCGCTGCCTACGGTGATGCCCGCGGTCAGGTTAGCGAAGCTGATCTTCTTGGTCTCGCTTGCCGAGTCGTCCACGATTGCGAGGACGTCGTCGTTTGCGGGCGAAGTCAATTCTGTAAGCTGGGATATCTTGCTGTTTGCCATCTCTCTCTTGGATATACTTGGCGAGTTTCTCTTCGTTGGTCATCAATACCGGATGCCGTAGTCTCTTAGGATGCGCTCCACGAGCTTATCGTCGCGGTAGTTAGGGTAGATGTTCAACCCTTGCGTGTAGTTGCGTACCGTGCGGCACAATTGCCCCGGCCCCTCCTGGTCGAGGGTAGGGAATAGGCTCCCGTTATTGTCGAGGTAGTCGATCAACCTTTCGATATGGAACAGGCCCAAATCCTTCGCGCGGTTCATGAGCGGTTTCATATCGCCGTAGGTGGCCGCGGTCGATTGCTCGGAGTCCATAACCGTCACCCCGTTATTGACTATCCTCACCCGGATAAAGGGCAGCGATTCGGAGAACGCCAGCTGCACCAAGGCCGGGGCGATATACGAATCCATGAGCGTCTCGTCGGCGCCGGAGATAGTCCCCGCGGCGACCTTCGCGTTGAGGTCGTCGTATAGCGACTGCCCCAGCGTGGGGAGGATGTGCATCTCTTGGGCGAGCCGGATATAGGGCTGCAGGATTTCGTCGTCCACGGAGCCACCGAGGGCGGTCTCTTTCTTGAGCTTGGCCGGAGAAATAAAGAGGATGAGGTTCGCCATTATCTCGGAGTTGTAAAGTCACGGGGTTCGAGGAAGCCGCGGTTCACCATATCGCGCGGGCGCTGGGCGACCTTCGGGTCGTTGGGCTCAAGGCGCTTGGCGTCGGGACCGGCGGCGCGGATTATCTTCTGCGCTTGGTTGACGCTTACGCGCTTGTTGTTTTTCTTCAGGTACGTCCGGCGGGACCAGAAGTGACGGCACGATCCACCCCCCTTGTAAAAGAAGAGGTCGTAGGTATTCGCTCCGCCCGGTCCCCATCCGGGATTGACGGCGCGTTGTGAGGCTCCGAGAATGTCCTCCTTGCGGTACACCTTCCCGGCCCCGACCATCTTGATACAGAATTCGCGGGAGTCATCGCCGGCCGTCTCCGGGGCGTACTTATAGCGGACCTTGATGAGGTCGGTATCCTGCTCGCTCTTGCCGGCAGGGTTGGAAGAGGGCACCCGCGCAAAGGTCCAGAGCGCATCAAACTCCTCTTCCCTTTCGTAGTCCACCTCCCGCTCGTCTATGAGCTCGTATTCTTCGTCCTCGTCCTCTCCCAATGCGATGAGCAGGTCGGCGACCGTGTCCTGTAGTTCGGCACTCGCCAACGAGAACAGCGAAACCTGACCCTCGAAGAGAGCCTTGGCGTCGGCTTCCTCGAAGTTGAGGAACTGAACCAGGAACAGGACCGCCTGACGTGGCGTTAGGATGCCCTCCTTGACCTTGACAAGGATATCGAGAGCGGCGGAAATCTGCGCTCCGTTGTAGCTGGCCTCGGCCTCGGCTGCGCTCTCTGCGATTTGCTCGTCTACGATAGCGGGCTGGATACCTTCCACGCCCGGCACCGCTTCGATACCTTCCTTCTCTTGGTCGTCGCCGGTCTGAGCAGCCACAGCAGCCACGTCAATGAAGTCGGCAGGCTTCAAGGTCTTGAAGTAGAAGTCGAGGTTGATTCCGTTCACGTTGAAAATGACCTGGAGGCCATCTAACAGCGTCCGTTGGTAGGGCTTGATGACCGTATTCTGGAAGAGGCTGAAGGCGTCGCGCAATTCCTCGGCGTTATTTCCGAACCCGCTCCCGTCGCCACGGATACCAAACAGCAGGGGAGACGTTACGCGGTGGCCTGCCAATATTTTCGTGGTGCATTCCTTGGCGAGGAACTCGTACATGCCGTCATTGTCGTTGGGGTTGACGGGGGTCAGCTGCGGCGCCGAGTCAGAGCCGTCGTTGAACGAAATAAGCAGGCGCCCGGCGTTACCCGATCCGCTGAATTTATCGTTGACGTGGCGCTCGATGGTTCTCCTCTCCTCGTCCGTAGGTACGCCGTTATTAAACGACAATAACATAGAAGGGAAGAGGCCGTTGCGGATATTGTTGAGGTGGAACGAGCTGATTTCTCTGTCGAGCTCAACGTAATTCGTAGCGCCAACGTAATCGGGCAGGCCGTAGTAAAAAATCCCCGGCTGGTAGGCTTTGATTTGATACACTACAGCCGCGTCGGAGCGGTCTTCTAAATCCAGCGCGGGGTACTTGACAGGAGCGAAGCGGGGCTCTCTCATGCGGCTCCAGTCAGGACTCACATAGTAGCAGTCGACGCGCCCTTGGGCATCGGCTACGCCCGTCCGTACGGTATGGGCAGGCAAGAACCGCAACTCAGCCACTTCCGTCCTTACGCGGTTCCAAATAATTTGAACGTAGCACTGCCCGTAGAGCTTCAGGTCGAAGCACAATTGCCGCATGATATTCTCGTCGGAGTTCTCCAACAGCTTTTGCGTCTTGAGCCACTGTTCGGGCTTCTCTTCCCTGTCTGTGGCGTCGAGGCCATCGCCGTAAATCATCTCCGAGACACCGTTTACGACGGCGGCTTGGATACTCGAACCGAGGTACAGGTCACGGAGGTAGTCGCCGTAGCGATTGTCGAAGCCATAGTCGACCCAATCGCGGCCGGTCTTCTCAGTGAAGAGAGGTAGCTCGTGAGTAGGTAACCCGAAGACGTTGAACTCGTGCTTACTCATAGTAGGTGAAGGTTTCGGCGGCGTCGGGTTGGCTGGTATAGGTTGTCTCTTGGTACGCTTCCGTCGTTGTCGTGGCATCTTCTGTTAGTATCAAGCCCCCGGATTCCTGCGCGAGGAAGTTCCCGGATTCGGTGAGTAGTATTCCCGTCTGTCCGCCTTTCGAAAGATAGCCCAAACCCTTTTCGAGGATGACGTCGGCCGAGGTGATGGCTCGAACGTCAGAGGACGACGCCCGCTCGACGATACGGTACTGGATAAACCCCTCCGGCCATTGGGGTCCGCTGAGGTCGGCGGAGGTGTCAGCGGCGACGGTATCGGCGGAGAAGGAAAATGTCGTGAAGCGGTCGGTTACTGTCAGCGTCGAGGCGTTGACCATCACCACCTTATTCGTTGTTAGGCTGGTGAGCTCCATACCGAGCGCCTGGATAGTGGCGCCATACTCGGCAACGTTAGCCGCTCCGCGCTTTTCCTTGGGCGTGATATAGACCGTATTGGAAACGCTCGCCGAATTATTCTTGAAGACCACAATCATCTCATTGGTGGATATAAGAAAGGGCCGCCAATGGCGACCCCTTCCTAAAACACACAAAGCAACGGAGATTTAACCCGTGGTAATAGTAACGTTCGAAGGTGTCGTCAGCCCATCGAAAGGATAGACTGCCGTACCGATTCCCGCTGTAGCTTCGAGGAGGTAGTAGGGAGCAGGCTCACGACCGGCGAAGGTCATGGTGCTTCCTGACATCTCATTACGAGCGGCGCCAGAGGTCAGCGTTCCCCCGTTCAGGTCCATCCCGTAGGTGGCTCCAAAAAGGAAGACGTTGTCGTTATTGTCGAGAACGAAGATTTGCGAGCGGTTGCGGCTGATGAGCCGGAGCTGTTCGGGGTCTTGCTCTTGGTTCTTCTGAAGCACCACGTTCAGCGTCTGCTCGAAAAGAGAGGCGCCTGTCGCGGGGTCAGATTGGACGTTGATAGTGAAGGAAGACAAGTCCGGGCGGAGGTCGTACTGAAGTACGGTCATCGCGGGGAGGTCGGTCACTGTGAAGCTCTCGCCGGAGCCAGTCGCCACAGTTGCCGAGCCTGCCGTTCCATCACCCGTCCCGGCAGCCGTCACAAGTCCACCGACGTAGTCACTCACGAAGAAGATCTTCGAGAGACCGCCGAGGGCGTCCTTGCAATCGAGTGCGCGTCCGAGGGTGATAGTACAGGCCATGTCTTATGTGAATGCGAATCCAACAACGCCGTCAGTTGGTACGGCAACTTGAACGCCAGCGGCAAAGTCCATAGAGACCTTGACGTTGTCGCTTCCGTCGTACTGATACACGGGGATCAAGCTTGCGCTCTCGTTTCCGGTGTATGCGTTCGTACCGACCACGATGTTCTCAGGGTAGGTGAAGGCGATGACGTCGGCGGTGTTGGGGATGCCGGCGGTTGGATAGACGGGGTAGCCGAGGTAGGTCACCGTCTTCAAGTCGCGGTTGTAACCGAGGTCGGTACCCTGTGCGGCGATAGCCTGCTGCATGAAGGCGTATGCCTCGTAGGACATGTAGAAACCTGCGCCCTCCTTAGCGAGGATACCAGGGGTAGCGGCTACACCAGCAAAGACCGTATCCATGTTTCCGAGGATGTTGGTCGCATCGAAGGCGGCGTCTGTGACGGCCTCGGTGAATCCAGCCATTGCAGAGGCGTCGATTCCGGCCTCGTCGATGGTTCCGTCGTTAGACAGAAGGCCCAAAGTGAAGATAGAAGAATCTCCAGCCCACATCAGGCTCTCCAAGTTCTCGCCGGTCTTGTTGGCTACGGTAGCCAAGAGGAACTCAGCGAAGTCGGGAGGGATATTCCCGTCACGGCGCATACGGCCTTGAGCAGCGATGAACGTAGGGAACAAGGTACCCCGGCAAATGGTCTCCTTAACCATCAAGTCGTTCAGCGTCAAGACCTGCTCGGTGAGGGCGAGGTTGGTTCCGGACGTTCCATCACAACCAGAGGCTTGGATGGGGTCGGTGATACCGAGGTTAGATACGACCGCTTTATGTACGACCCCCTCAATGAGGCGGCAGCGGTTGTTTGCGATGGTCTCCGCGCCGGTGACAGCAGCGGTAACATACGGCAACGCCAATTCACCCGCGTAGGTGTTGTCGGTGACCGTGATGTCGAAGTTGTACTTCTTACTCATGAGAAATTTGAAATGATATTGAAGGCGCGATCCACGCCCTTCAGGTTGGGGTTGACTTCTTGACTAAACTCAGCCTTGGGCAAGACGCGCTCAGGCTGGGCGGCGGGGGCCTCCTCCAACTTGGAGAGGCGGGTGTTGATGGCTTCGAGTGCCACGGCCATCTCG